AACGGAAACACGGTGACTGGCTTTGATCCAGACAGGTTGCTTCGGAACAATCACGACCTCATCAACATTCATTGTTTCTATACATTGTATCTGGTGTACAGAGGACTAAGCACTCAACTCTCCTCGCCTTTTGAAACTGCCATGAGAAACAGCAAGTATTGGTTGGACGAGTTCAACACATACTTCAATCGTCTCGAATCAGTTTCAGATTTCTATGACCAAGATGACGATGGATTGACTGAAATCAGAGAACAGCAATATGCTGCTGAGGGAAGTCAACGTTATGGCAGGAGATACGTTAGATGAGGTTGACAGCAAACACAATCCGATCAAGATTGAATGCTACCAACCCTGATTTGTTCACACACTCAAAGGGGTTGAGACTTGTGATTGACTTCACAGCAGACGAAGACGTAAACACGGAAGGTGTCTACATCACTCGTCCTGATGTGAACACTGATCTTCAGGTCTCAACCGTATCAAACGAAGCCACGGTGTACAACGAGGAAACATTGTTTGACATTCGAATGGTGGTAGGACTCAACAACACAAACGACAGTGACGCAAGAGTCGCGATTGAAAACATTGTGACTGACACAGCCTACGATGATTTCTACTCAAGATCCTTCACTGTTGATGAGACCTACAATCAGACAAACATTTCCTACGAATACACCTTCACTTTCAATCGAACCATAGTCAAATAGGAGACAACAAATGGCTATCACCACAGGTAACGAGGCAAATCTTCGTCCCATCCTGAGAGTAGCGTCAACTGATGATGATTCGGATGGAGCAAACATCCTCTACATCACAGACCTGACATTCTCAGGCGACAACAACCTTGCCACATACAATACGATTGATTCTTTGTCAACTCTGAAGTTCGCAACCACTTCTGACCGTTCCATCTCCATCTCATTCTTGAGAGATGATGCGGTTCAGGCAAACTTGGATGCATACTTCAACGACAAGACTGAAATCGATTTTGAACTGTCACCACTTGGAACTGGCTCAGGCCAACCATTCAAGTCGGGTGTGGGTTTCATTACAAACTTGTCAGAGAACAAGACGGGAACCAACATCTGGGAAATCACAGCAACCATTGACATCAATGGTGACTTGACTCTCGGAACACACTCATAAGTGACCTTGGGGGGACGCAACGTCCCCTCCTTTTTAATGGATAGTAAATATGAAAAATAATCCGATTGATGATCCCAAAGAACTGATTGACGCAATCGAGCAATCAACAAGAAAAGACATTGCGGCACTGATTGCCCTTTCTGAATACTCTCAAATCGATCAAAAGATTTGTGAAAAAATGATCAAGTCTCATAACTTCAGACTTGCCCTAATACATAAACTCAATGAGGAAATATGATGATCAAAGTCAAAGAAAAAATGACTCCCAAAATGCTGAAAGGATTGGCCTCACTGAAGGCTGATGAACAAGATTACGGTGTTCTGTTCTACTTCACGGAACACACATTTGAAACTTTTGATGAGTGCAAATCACACTGGGAAGAAGAAGACCTTGAAGATTTCGCAGTCGCGTTGTCGGAAACGATGAAGGCGATTCAACCGAAACTTGACAAGTTCAACCAGTTGAATGAAAAACTCTCAATATGATGGACTGTCAGGTTTCCTGATTCAGTTGTGTATCTTCTACCAGAGACATACACAAAGTCCATACCACGAAACGATGAACGATGTTGACATTGAAGACATCTGCGACTACTTTCTGTTCATTCTCAACGAAGAGGAGAGCAAAAAGAGACATGCAATGATGGAAAAGTTTGAAGAACTATGACAATCAAAATCAAAATCGACGACTCAAAGTTTGGACGCAAAGTCAAACAACTGGAAGGTGTTCCAGATCGAGTTGCCAATGAAGCATACAAGTACTTCAAGAAGACCACACCGATTCGCACGGGCAACGCTCGTCGCAAGACACGACTTCGTTCTTCGACCATTCAAGCCAACTACCCATACGCTCAGAAACTTGACAATGGATTCTCAAGGCAAGCACCCAAGGGTATGTCTCAACCCACTCTGGAATACATTCAGAAGAACTTTTCATCAATGTTGAGGAGATTCACCCGTGGCTGATATACGTGCTCAAATGGAACTGGATTCACGCCAGTTCAACGCATCACTACGAAAAGCACAGAGAAACGTTGAAGGATTTGGTGGAGTCACAACCAAAGTCTTCGCTGGATTGGCAGTCGCCTTTGCCGCAATCAAGATTAGCGACTTCGGTCGAAACATCGTCAACGTTGCGGGATCGTTTGAGCAACTTCGAGTAGCACTGGAAACAGTCACAGGTTCAGCCAAGAACGCTCAGGTTGCCTTTGATGCCATTCAAAACTTTGCTGATCGAACTCCATTCGAGGTTGACGAACTCACAGATGCCTTCACCAAGTTGGCGGCATATGGTCTCAATCCATCCATTGACACTCTGAAGTCACTAGGCAACACCGCCTCAGCATTGGGCAAACCACTCAATCAGGCAGTGGAAGCATTGGCCGATGCCGCGACGGGTGAGTTCGAGAGACTGAAAGAGTTCGGTATCAAGGCAAGCAGAGAGGGTGATCGAGTCAAGTTCACCTTCCGTGGTATCACAACCGAAATCGGAAACAATGCGGCAGAGATTCAACAGTATCTGCTTGACATCGGCAACACTGAGTTTGCAGGTGCCATTGAGAAGCAGTCAACCACTCTCAATGGTTTGTTGTCAACTCTTTCCTCCAACTTCAAATCACAAGCAGTTCTCATTCTTGAATCCACAGGTGCGTATGACGGTCTGAAAAACGCAATCAATGGTACCATTGGATTTGTCAAGAATCTGGCACTCAGCTTCGGCAATCTTCTGACTTCCATTGCTCCAGTGCTTGACTTCCTCAATGATATGGGTGCGGTGTTCTACAGAGTCGCCAAAGGACTGTTTGACCTCACACTTGGTGTTGGTGAGTTTGCCGGAAAGTTCATTCCAGATCTCAACAAAGCAGTTCTTGACGCAACCATTCTGTTCTACAAATGGGCAACGGGCATTGCCTATCTGACTGACAAACTGACAGGTGGCAACACTGCTGATGAGGTCTACAAGATCGTTCAGGGTCTTGAAAGAATGCGTTCAGAGGGACTGGGTGTCACAGAGGTGTTGTCCAAGGTTCCAACGGTTCTTGAAGACATTGTCGACAACGGCAATCCAGTCACTGAATGGGCTGAAAAGTACAACAAGCGCATTCAAGAGAACATTGAAAACACCAAATCTGCGACTCAAGAACTTGAGAAGATGACTTCAGCGCAACAGAAAAGTGCTGAGTCAACAAAACAACTTGCCGAGCAGATGAAGGCAATGGACGAAACACTGGACGAAATCGACAAAGAGTTTGTTCAGTTGAATCAGGACTATGAGAAGTGGAACGCCAATGTTGAGGCAACACTTGACTCTCTGCTTCCAACACGCAAGGCAACCAAAGACTTCTACAAAGACCTCATGGTTCTGGATCAGGCACTGAAAGCAGGAAAGATTTCTTGGGAAGAGTATGCCGATGCTCAACTGGCACTTCAGGAACGCATTGAAGGAACAAGTGAAAACACTGAAAAGGTGGTTGACGAGATCTACTCAGTTCAAGACGCACTGAAAGAACTTGACGAAGCAGGAAAGGATGTGTTCAGTGGATTCACCAAAACCGTACGGGAAGGAGGCAATGCCTTTGACTTCCTGTCAGGTAAAGCAGAACAAACGTTCAACAAGATTGTCGATTCCTTCATTGACTCACAGATTCAGAATCTGTTCAATCAAGCCATTGGTGGATTCGGAGGTGGCGGTGGCGGTCTTGGATCATTGTTCGCAGGATTCTTTGCCAATGGTGGTATGATTCCCGCAGGCAAGTACGGTATCGTCGGTGAGAAAGGTCCAGAGGTTGTCACAGGTCCGGCCAACATCACGCCAATGGACAAAGTTCCGATGAACAGTGGAGCAACCACAGTGACCAACACCTTCAACATCTATGACGCAACTGATCCCGACAAGGTGGCTCAGGCAGTGGCGCAAAGAGTGAGGACAATCAACAACATGCTCGGCAAAGATCGTAGCAACAGGAGTGGCGCGTAGTGGCAACTTTTCCAATCAGTGAATGGCAGGAGTTTCGACCTGACACGGGCAACGATTCCATTCTCATCACCTCAGACAATCAATCGATTGCTTGGCATCAAAACGTCACAACCTCGGATGTGATGAGAGAAGTGATTGAAGCAACCACGGCTCCTTTGGACATTGACGACACAAGATCAATCGAAACCTTCCTGAAAAGTGTTCGATCAAGAAATGTGTTCACTCTCAGACTCTATGGTCCATACTATGAGTACCGTGGAACTCTGAACAATCCAAACAACGTGTTTCGAGTCAACGGTGAGTTTGAAGCAGGTGACGCAATCATCTCCTTGACGGCAATGCCAACTCTGAACACAATGCCCAATGGCACATACGTACAGTTTGGAAATCACTCAAAAGTATATCAAGTGATTGCGACATCAGGAATGAATATGACGATACTACCCACTCTCAGAGAAGATGTTCCAAGCAACACCTCCATCAAACTGTCGAACATTGACGGTGAGTTTCGATTGGAGAACGGTGGCTACTCAGGAAGCTACTCACACCATCGAAGAATGACATACAACTTCAGATTCATTGAGGAACTTGTGTAATGGCAGGTCCGTCTCTCACCATACCACAGAACGCAGATTCAGATTCAACCAATCTCTATGCGGGTGTGATTACCTCTGATGTGATTGACAATCTGGCAGTCAATCCTGATGGACAACTGATCAATCTGTACAATCTCAAGCAAACCTCAGAGATTGACGATGCTTTGGGTTTGAGTGACATCAACGGTTCTGATTTGCCGGATGTTGCCTCAGAGTTGTTGATCACTGACTCAGACAAAATCGTTCGAGGTGAAGCAGATTCCACCTCCAAGATCTATGTTGAGACTGGAGTTGGAAGCAATGACGACAACACATTGGACTCAGACAAAGTGGGTGTGGTTGATGTCGATCAGATTGCTCGTTCGATTGCTGTACAAAAGAATATGATTGAACCAGAACAGGAGTTTGACTATGACCTGTCGGTTGAAGACATTGGACTGGAGACGGTTTCATTGCGTGACTTCATCAACATCATGCAGTGGTCGTACCTGATTGACATTCGTTGGAATGATGGATCACAACTCAGACTCTCAACTGCCTCCAGACCATTGACAGTTCGAGAAGGATACTTTGGCGCACTTCACAAGACCAGAACCTTTGACTATGCTGAGAATCGATTCATCATTGACTTCAGTCCATATGAGAGATCATCAGAGCAACGAGTTGACGAAAGTCCGGGAGGTGGTTTGGACTTGTATGCCACTGCTCCGGGACTGCTTCAGGATGTTCAGTTGGGACATCACATCGGTGCCATCGTCACCACAAGATTGATTGCTCAACGAGACGGTCACATACTGTTGGGTCCAATCAAAATGAACACAAGTGTGATTGAATCAGCAGTTCAGTCATATGACGTACCGAATCAGTTGGATGTGGTTCGTCTGGAGATGATTCAGACTTGGTCAGACATCAAATCAAACTTCGGCAAGTTTGCTTCCAGTGCCTCGTACAAACAAGCATTTGACGATGACTTCTTTGACTACTCACAGAATGTTCAACAGTACTTCACTTGGAGATCCAGAGCATAGTGACCATTGAGCAAAGAAAAGCAATCGTGGAGTACCTGCGGGAAGCAATCAGTCAACCCTTTCGTTTGGGATTTAATGATTGCAACACAATGGGAGGTCGCATACTGGTGATCCTTCACAACAATCAACTGACAAAAGACTGGTTGGAGTTTGGCACAAAACATCCCAAACAGTTTATGAAAGAATATTCATTTTCGACTCATCTGAAAGAGTTGAACTATGAACTGGTCAACGACTCACCAAGAATCGGTGATTTTGTCATTCAGAGAGGCAAGCACAAAGACGATGTTTCGTTTGTGTACTCAACCAATCGAGCAGTGGCACCAGTGTATGAAAGATTCAAAGAAAGAAAAAGGAAAGTGATGGACGTTGAACTGAAGTCCTTGATCGCAAACAACAGAGAGGTGTTTCGATGTCAGGTGTGAAGAAGAGTCTTGGCACCATCCTTCAAGTTGTGGGTTTGGTTGTCGGTGGACCAATCGGTGCTTTGATTGCCTTGGGTGGATCATACGTTTCTGCCAAACAGCAACAAAGAGACTTGGAACGTGCTCGAAATCAACAAAGAGAAGACACGGGTACTCTGGCCAACCTTCCGGGATCAGCCAACTACATTCCATACGCAATCGGTGATCAAAGAATCGGTTGCGTTCTCAGTGATGTGTTTGTCACCAATGGTTCGTGGGAAGTGGTTGACGAGGGTGAGTATGCTTGGACAGTCTATGTGTTGGGAATTGGACCACACGAAAGACTCGATCAGATGTACTACTATGACAACGAGTTGCTCAGTGGAAATCTGAATGCGGGCACTCTCTACGACTTTGGTTCAGGGCAAACAGTAGAGAAGTTCCGTGACTTCATCGCCTATCAATGGATGGACGGTTCAGCAGGTCAAGGTGTTTCTTCATTGCTCAATCGAGTCACTGAGGGTGGAACCAATCGATACGGTTCAAATCGTGTGGCTCCGGGAGTTTCATACCTTGTCTTTGTGAACAAACGAGATCAACAGAACAACCTGATTTCAGAACCATCACCAAGAGGAATGACCTTCGACGGTCGTTGGAGAAAGGTTCGTGACTTCACTCAAGACGGTCAGCCACTGGTTTGGACAAAGAACCCTGCTCTTCACTTGGTTGAAATGACCAGAGACGACAAGTTTGGTCCGGGACGACCAGACACATACTTCAAGTGGTCTGATATGAGAAACTTCTACGACTACTGTGAAGACGAAGGTTTCCAGATGTCAGGTGTGTTTGGAGCAGGTGCGACTCTGGGTGAGATGTATCAGGACATCGCCATTCACTCTGACAGCATCATCACCATTGAAGAAGGTCAGTTGGCAGTCAAACTCAATCAGTTGTTGGTCAGTGCTGACACTCGACTGGAAGTCAATGACACCAATGTGGTCGGTGCCATCACTCGATACGAAGCATCCACCACCAATATTCCAAACACTTTGACCTCAAGCTACATTGGTCATGATGGCATTGAACAGAATGTGGTTCATCAGAACTCAGACGCAGTGATTGCGGCAGAAGGATTCAGACCAAGACAAGCACAGTTCAGATTGGCCGACAGCGAATCAGTGGTCAACAAGTTGGCGGCAAGATCATTGGTTGAAGCCAGACTGCCAACGTACAACATTGAACTCAGTCAGGAGTTCTACTTTGTTTCCATTGGTGACATCATCAGTCTGAACATCGACAACGACATTGTGCCGACTGGTACCAGAATGAAGGTGTTGAACGTTGAGAAACGCAGAATCCTTGAACCAGATCAAGCACCAGTCATCATTTCCGGTGTTGTGTACTCTGACGATGTGTTCACTGACGCAGTTGACAACATTGTGGTTCTGCCTCAGTTGCTTTCTGATGCTCCGGGACCAAACAACGTACAGACACCAAACGTCACCTCAGTGGACACAGTGAACAACGACAACACGGTTTCATTTGAGTTTGACAACGGTCGTCCTGATCTTTCACTGGAATGGCAAGTATCAAATGACGGTGGAAACAACTGGGAATCACACAGTGGACCTCGTGCCGCAGTGTCACCTGCCTTTGTCAATCTACCAAATGACGGTCGTGCAACTTGGAGACTGAGATTCAGATTCGTCAACACGGCAGGAGTCAAGGGTGGTTGGTACTCAACAGCAAACCTCGACAATCGTGATCAGATTTCTATTCTTGTCAATCAAAGCAATCAGTTTGTGAAGATTTTTGGCGGTGCCGAGCAATCAGTTGTGGTTGCAGGTTTTGATTCAGATGATGCTCTTTCAATCATCGAAAGTGTGATTGACTCAGACTACATTGACACAAGAACTCCACCACAACCCGGATTCTATTCAGCAGAGATTCCAGATGGTCTGACAGACAGCACAATCACAGACGTACAACTGACCACAGCATTCAGAGACGAGTTCAGTTTCGGTGTCACCTTCAATGTGGTGCCAAATACCATTGTGAACTTCTTCAATGACTCTGATTCATTCTACAGAAAGTGGACAGGAAGTTCTTGGACAAGCTATGCTCTTCAAATCAAGGGTGACGCAGTCATTGACGGAACACTTGATGTTGTGAACGCACAGATTGGCGATTCCATTCAGTCACTGAACTACGATCCAGACGACACCAATCCATCAACACAACCACCGGACGCAGGGTGGAGATTGACCAAGGACGGCAACCTGTATCTTGCGGGTGGCGCATTCATTGGACGAATCAGTTCAGATAGTATTGACTATGCTGAAGCAGAACAAATCTTCACTTCCTCAAACTCAACTGGTGGAAGTGTCTCGAACACGACAGACGATGTGATTTTCAGAGAAGAAGTTTCTGATCTTCCGATTGACTCTGATCAACTTTTGACCGTTGAACTGACCAACTTCACCGCAACCACAAGATTTGTCAAGAACACAACATTCCTGTCAAACTATTGGACGACTGCCGGTAATGGCGACAACACACCTTCAAACTATCGTGATGACGCTCCGATTCTTGGCGTGTTTCCTTCAAGTGGAAGTGTGACGCTGAATGATGATGACATTGTGTTCACGCAACTCACAACCACTGGAGATATGTATCAATTGTTCAGAGTCAGTGTTTTCGATGGTGGTGGGTCAATCACAATCACTGGAACAGCAGGTGAACAGATTTTTGAAACCACAGGTGCTTTGGGAAATTTCAGTGTCAATGGAACTCCCTCAAGAGCCAACGGAATTTCAACTTGGGGTGCGGCGAATGTTTTGACTTTTCCATATAGCATTTCTGGGTTCGACTTTGGAACTGCTTTGGAGATTCGTGATGAGACAAATGGACAGTTGGTTCACAGAACTCAGGCGGGAACGACAGATGCTCTCTACGACAACAACGCTAGAGCAGACTTTCTTTTCAACTCCACTGGAAATCTTGAGTCAAGTTTGACAATCAACACTGATGTGGACACTTCGGTTTTGAACAGTGGCGACGACATCATTTTGAGGCAGATGGCTTCACCGTCATTGACTGGAACTGTGTTGGAAGACATTGGCATCACAATGATCAGTACACCAAACGCAAACGGGTCACCCGCACAGTTAAGAATCAGACCAATCCAAGGAGACGTAGATGCCGAATCAAACTTCACCCTCATCTAAGAGGCTTTTGTCATATGGTTCTGATAAACTGGAACCCGCACCGCCTTCAACAAAAACAAGACACATGGACAAAAGAGTTCAGGAAAGACTGGAGAAACTTGAGAACAGATGTTTCAGACTGGAACGTCAGCTTGAGATGATGTACGATGACTGGGATGAGTGGAAAGCACACGTTCAAGCAGTCAAATCAAAATACCCTAAATAACATAAAGGAATAAGAGAATGGCCAATCTCAGACTAAGTAACATCGACGAGTACATCTCAGGCAACGTGCGAACGGATGCCATTGAGATTGTCCGTGGTGAGCAAAAACGATTCGTCGCCAACACAGGTGTGAATCTGACCAACTACGAGTTCACAACCAAAGTGGACTACTTCAATGCCGCAGTCGAGTACTCCGGTGACACAGTGACCATCAATCAGTTTGCTCGAGTGATCAACACAACTGATTCAGAGTTCACAACCATCATCAATGTGACAGATGCCGTTAACGGTGATGTCGAGTTCCGCATT